AGGTAGGTCACGTATGCGATAATTGCCGAGGCGAACAAGCTCTTGCCGTTCTTTCGGCCCATCACCATGAACACCTCGCGGAAGATCCGCAGGCCGTCCTCGTCCACGATGCCGAACATGAGGCAGATCGTCGCCTTCTGCCACAGCTCCAGGGTGATCAGGTCGTCCCGGCCTTCGCAGTGATGGCAGAAGGTCTCGATGAACTCGATCGCCCGGTCGGCTTTTTCATTATCGAAATAAAAAAGACCATCACGGAGCCCCGCGGTGATCTTGTCGTACAGGAGCCTGATCCACCGGCCGACCGTGACCTCTCCGGTCTGCATCTGGTGGTGATACTCCTGTATGTAGTTTGCGTATGGTGTCATTTTCTGCCCATCATCTCCGCCAGGCGGCTGCTTTTCTGCGACGCCGGAACGAGATCCAGCAGCTGCTTGATGATCGCGTTCAGGTTCTTGGTCAGGCTGATGTGGCAGTCAGCTGCGGCGGATTTTTTCCAGCCGCTCTGGTTCTCGCCGTTCTGGTAGTATTCCGTCCAGCCGATCTCGTTCAGCTGCTCCTCCAGGTCCTGCAGGCTGATGGTGATAAAAGCCGCGCGGTCGATGAGGGCCTGGCAGGTGCTCAGCTTGTTCGGTTCCAGGTCCTTGAAGATTTCAGCTAATCGCTCTTTTTCCTTCTTGATCCGCGTTTCTTTCTTAGGTTTCGCCATATACCTCACCCCTCTCGCTTCTTTTTCAGGATTTTTTTAAACCCCGCCCTTCGGTCCCCTGGGCCTCACAAAAATAGATTTTTATGGGGGGAGTTTTTTATTCTGGCCAGGCGTGGTCCGCATTGTTAAGAGGCGCTCCTGGCTCTGTTAATAGCTTGTGTTCTTCCGAATGATCTCGCCGTCCGGTCCATATAATACACGACCGGGAACCGCGATCCTTGGGTCCCGCTCTTGGTTGTGACAGGTCTGGCATTCGTACATGAACAGCCTCGGGTTCAGGCTGATCTCCGGGTCGTTGCAGTTCTCGTCGTCCAGCCATATCTTGTGGTGCACGATCCTCCCCAGCTCCTCGCCGCATACCTCACACAGCCCACCGTCCAGGGCCAGTCTATAATCTATGTAGGCCTGCCTAGCCCTGCGCCATGCCCTGCTCTTGTAAAATTCTTTTTGAGTCATTGCTGCCCACCTTTAAATACAACCTTTGCCAGCGTCTTAGTTTCACCGCTGGCCGGAAATATCATGAAAAAACAGAAGACACCGGGCAATCGCTCCGATGTCTCTTCTGGGAAATCCCATTATACTCATTATAACAGGTAGGTCGCCGTTTCAGTGGTCCAAATGAATTATTTTTTCATTTTATCCAAATTACTGAAAAACAGTCTGCGGAATCCATAGAAATCTCTCCGGCACACCGGCACCGGTCCAAGGTATTCGTAGGGCAGATTTTCGCTTACGTTCTTGATGATATATTTCTTTAACACCTTGCTGGTCTGTTCTGCTGCCTTTTCGATAATCTCAACATCATGCTGAAGTTCTGCGTTTCTAAGCCCTGCTGCCGCTGTTGGATTCCCCATCGTTGATCCGCGTGGCATCCCATCATTTACCACCGCATTCAATCCATATTTGATCTGCTGCTTCTTTTCGTTGTACTGTAGGCAAAAATGGAATAACTCTAAATAACGATGCTGGGATATGTTGTAATCCTCCCACGTCATATCTCTGATTCGCTTTCCCATCGGCATCACCTCCCGTTACTGCTGCCATTTAAAATCCACACTATCTGTGTGGGTACCCTCACTTTTCCGCGCTCAATTTTCCGCTCATCAAATCCGGAAGCATCGCATCCCTCAGCTCGGCTAAGTATCTATTTTCCTGTGCGTTGAGATAAATGAGATGTTGCTTATACATCTGCAAAATGCTCAAAAATATTGTCGATAATTCATCCTTGCTGTTGTTCTCGAATTTTATCTCGCCCTTATTCTTGGTCAGTGATATGTAATCATCGACCAGTATCTCGCATCCCAGCAACTTGCCAACACCATCATTCATCGCTTTAGCGTTCTCTCGCGCTTGCTTTTGCATCATCCCAAATTCGTATAGCCCCAGACTCTTTGCAATCGTCTCATTGACCGTCAGTTTAAGCAGATTCTTGTCTGCTATCGTCCTGTTCAAATCAGCCACTATATCATCATATGGTCTGTGCGTGATCTCCCTCTCTGCAAATGCCAAATACCTCGCCGGTGTCAACATATAGTCATTTTGTGCCACCGTCTGATAGGATACTGTTCTCGAGAACTCCTTGACGTCTTGCCGGTCCTTAATGGCTGTAATCGCTTTTTTCATGTCCTCATCAGAAAAAACTTTTACCTCTTTCACGTACGTTCTGTTCGTATGTGACTTCCCGCCAAACTGACCATTCTGCTCTCTCTGCTCAACAGTATACTGCTGCCTCATATCCACGAACGCAATATCTGTCGTTTTCTTCGATTTATTGAAAACAATAATGCAGGTTGGAATGCTTGTTGCCTCAAACATTTTATCTGGGCAGGTTATTACAGCCTCGATCAGATTTTTATCGACAAGGTGCTTTCTTATTGTCTTTTCCTGCGCATTTTCCGTCGTCAGAACGCCGCAGGGCAAGAGAAATACCGCCTTATCATCAATCAATGACAGAGCCGTCAAGATAAAAGCATAATTTGCGTTACTCTCCGGTGGCAATTCGTAATCATAGAACCTTTTTTGAATCTGCGCGAAAGGTGGTAGTCGCCATTTCATGTTATAAGGTGGATTAGATATCAATGCTGTTCCCATTTGTCATCTCCTCGAATATTCCGTATTTTTCACCTTTTCGGATGCGGTATGATTTGAATATCTCCATCTGGAGCACATCAGCATAATGAATCGCGCACGATATGTTTCTCACTGCCATATTGAATAACAGATACGGTATCACATTTTCGTCGAACTCATACAACACAAACTCCAAATCATGATTGAGGTTCCACTTCTGGATTGTCAAAGCACCACTCCCCGCACACATATCGATTACGGTTTTACTTTCCCCGGCCAGTTTACCCATAAAAGTGGCAAGGGATTTCGGTGTATAGTCCTGCATCTTCTCTTTTCTATCGGCCTGATAGTATTGATATATCTTCTGTAGCCAGTCTACAGATAAATCACCCTCTACCAACATCGTAAATCGATGATAAGAATTGCGGTCGTTACCCTTCACAGTTTCAAATAATTTGCCCGAAAGTTCGTCCGTGTTCTGGACATTAAATATCTCTAACGTTTTTTCGGTCAGATATTTCAATTCCACTTGCAATTACCTCCTTACCCTCACTTTTTCCACCAAAAATCCACACTGATCGTTGGGATTCCACACTATTTGTGTGGGTTTATTCTCCTGTTCGCTTGCCGTACCGTTTATGTAGATTCCTCCACTGTTCCCATTCCGGCCAGTGCCTTTTCTTGTGCCAATTGGGATCCTCTTCGTATGCTTTGGGTTCTATGCGCCTTTGGATTGTGCTATATGTAAACCCTGTTACCTTCGCAATATCCTTCAGTAGCATTCCCTGAGCCCGGAGTTGTTGTATTTTCCTCACGTCCTCCGGGGTGAGTGTTTTACTCATTCTGACCACCTGCTTTCATCTTTGCTCCGCAGTTGGGACAATGCTTATTGACGCAAACCATATGCTCCTGTATTCCGTGATTGCATCGGCTACATGCCCTTATGCCTCGCCCAGCAGGTAACCACTCCCCATGCACCACAGGCTCTGCTTGTCCATTCAAAGCGTCAATAGCCATGCGACAAGTTTCTTGCCATTTTTCAGTGTAATATTCTTTTCCCACATAGGCTTTCAAAAACTCAATAGCTTCTTCCTTTGTTACTCTACAATCACTCATCCACTCCACCGCCTTTCACTATCTCGATTGCTTGTTTGTATTCATCAGAAATCCTACAGTGTAAATGTCTTTCCTCAACATTCGCACACCCTAGCATTATTCTCTCATGTGCGGACGCCCTTTCTTCCAACCTCTCCACAATCCGCTCCATCGGCTTTCGGGTGTTCCATGCTGCCGCAACTTCTAAAGCAGTTATTAAAGGGTTGGTGCAGACGAACGCCCCGCCACAGCATTTACACTTAATAGTTCGTGTATTACCAACAAATGTTGCTTCCCCACCGCAGAATGGACACGGCTTTAATCTCTCGTCACTCATCGCTCGGTTTCTCCTTTAACTCGTCAAGTTCTCGGTTTGCCCTTTTAACTACCTTATGAAGTTCCAATGCTACATAACAGCCGTACAATGCCATTACAGTGCAGGTAATATTGGCAATATCTCTCAATATATCACTCATCTTTCTTCACCTCTCTGTACGGCTCTGGTAACGGCATCCATGCGATTACTGCTTCGTCCTTGATTTTTCTTCCATTGAACCTCCATTCACCCGACGAGCGAAGTGCTGTTTTGCGCACTTTTTGAGTGCCTATTTTCTGTGTTATAAGACACAATTCAGGTTCTTCCGGCAACCGCTCGCTGCAAGGAATCCACGTTCCGTATTCGATGGTGGGCTGTTCGGCAATTGTGCGAAGAATTGTTTTGCGATATTCTTTCATAAACTCAGCCAAAACACCCTTACCAGCTCGAATACCGGTGATTGTTATAGTCAAATTTGAAATTTCTTCTTTCAATGAATCTCCATCAATCAGTCTCATCGCTTCTCCACCTCCATTTTGTTGACCTCACCAAATCATCTATGCGAACTTCAACTGCTGCCTGCCATCGTCAGTTAAATGGGAGACCTTCATCATCTACTCCATCCGGAATGTTCATAAACCCGTCACCGATATCCACCGGTGTTGGCTTCGGTCTGTTCTGCGTCTGATATCCGGAACTTCGGTCATTCTTGCTCTCGGCAAATTCCTGCTGCTCCACCACTACATCCGTGGTGTATACGGTCTTTCCGTCCCGGTCCTGATAACTGCCTGTTTGGATGCGGCCTTCGATCAGCACCCGCTGTCCCTGCCGGAAATACTTCTCGGCAAATTCTGCTGCCTTGTCAAAGGCTACACATCGGATAAAATCCGCCTGCTGCCCGTTTTCGTTCTTTTGTCCCCGGCGATCCACCGCCAAGGTATAGCGGGCGATTGCCATCTGGCGCTCGCCCTGTGAATATCGGGTCTCAGGATCTCTAGTGAGTCTCCCCATTAAAATCACTTTATTGATAAGTCACTCCACCTTTCTCACAAATAATTTCTCCCGAACATTTGCATGAACTCTTCCCTGCTGTGTTCTTCCTCGAAGGCCTGCTGTCCTTCCTGCTGAAGGCTCCTCATCACTTCGGCGTTTTTATGTACTGCCTCCGGTCCTTCCGTGTGATGAGCCAGACACAGATACACCTTCAATCCTTCCGCTTCGGAATGATCACGATTTGCGCCGCCAAAAATGTGATGTTCATGCAGCACTTCGTGGTAGCTGTCATCTCCATGGAGCTTCATGCACAGATAGCAGGTACCGTCTTTCCGGTGCAGGATGCTGTCTTTATGTGCTTTTCGCTTCTTTTTTGTCGGTGTTTTCGGATACATCATTTCCAGTCCACTTCCCCCAGTCTGGCTAAATCGACAGCTGCGTCTGCACTCTCGTCTGGGACAATTCCAAATACTCGGAACGCCATCCAGTTATTCCGCCAGATCACATCTCCTACTGAACCAAGCAGAGGCCCTTCCAGTGTGGTCTCCCCAATTTCTGCTTCGACGGCATCATTGCTGACGCTCTGCGTAATTATTTGGTTAATCAGAATAATCTTTCCATTCGCCGGGTTCTGCAGAACGCGCGCAACCTTTCCTGATCCGCATAACAGGAAAAGTAGTGTCTTGTTTAGCCATTTCTCAGTTTCTCTTGCGTCCTTCATTACCTGATACAGTTTATTCTCCGTGATCTCGTACTGATTTCCCGCCTTGGTCGCCTCAAAGCCCTCGCCTCGCTCCGGCAGTTCGCCGGTCAACTCGATAATTGCAGCCTTCTCTTTTTTCGGGAGCCGGTCGCAGTAAATCTCGATTATCCAGTAGCTTCCTACAATGGTGTATGTATCTCCGTTGTTAATCACCTTCAGACCGCCTCCAGAATAGGCATCTTTGATCATTCGCTTAAATCCTGCTGTTTTAATAAACATCTTATCCCTCCATCTCTTCCTCTAGCCACTCCAGCCAGAACACTCTGCTCGGCATCCTGCCTCTTCTTCGCGCTTCATCCAGTGCAAGAGAGAATTCTGCTGCTGCCTGTTCGATATTCAGACCCTTCAAAACTTCCCACCTGGTAACGATAACTGCGCTGTTTTCCGCTTCATTTTTCTCTTCCAAAATCGGTGTTTCTTCTTGGTTTTCCAAGAACTGTTGCGCCGGCGCAACTGGCATCTCTGGTGCGATTGGAACAGGTGTTTCTTCCACCGTCTCCATCGTTTCTTCTGCTGCTGGTTCTTCCTCTGGATTCTCGGAAGGATTATTCGGTTTTTCCGAATTATCTTCCTGTTCAATCACATTTTCTGCTGGCTTGATCACACTTTCTGCCGGTTTAATTACGTTTTCTGCAGGTTTGATCACACTTTCTGCTGATTCCGGCATCATTTCGGGATAATCCTCCACGTTCATCTGTCCCGGAAGCTGTTCCTCTTCCTGCCTTTCCTCCGGTTTTGTGGTTTCCTCTAGCATTTTGCCAGCGTCGGCAACATGCTGCTCCTCTACCATTTCCCCGACTTCGGCGAAATGGTTGCTCCACGTATCCGGTCCCAAATCTGCATCAAACAGGAGGTGAACGATGTCAAAGAACTCCTTCCATGTCATCACCCGGGGATCGTGGCCAAACTGCTTGATTCGGAT